TTACCTATCCGAATCAGGTGACTACGAAGCAATGCTTCTGTCACTACCAGAGCAGCAAAGACGACAACTCTTGGAGGGTGATTGGGATATTAAAGAAGGTGCTGCATTTACCGAATTTAATCGGGATGTGCATGTTGTTGAGCCTTATAGGATTCCTAATAATTGGGTGAAGTTTCGTGCATGTGATTATGGTTACGGCAGTTATTCTGGTGTTATATGGTTTGCTGTTGCGCCTGATGAACAGTTGGTCGTCTACAGAGAACTATACGTCAGTAAAGTTTTGGCCACAGACTTGGCCGATATGATTCTACATTTGGATATTAAGGAAAACACATGGCCGAAGATGAAATGATGATTGAAGATGATGCTATCGCCCTTGAGGATACAGATGATACTGTAGTTGAGGATGCAGAGGTATCTAACATTATTCCGTTTATTATGGAACGGTATAAACGTGCTGAAGATTATCGTTATCAGGATGAAGAACGCTGGCTTCGCGCGTACAGAAACTACCGTGGTTTGTATGGTCCTGACGTACAGTTTACAGAAGCAGAAAAGTCTCGTGTATTTATAAAGGTAACAAAAACTAAAACACTAGCAGCGTATGGTCAGATTGTTGATGTATTGTTTGCTAACAATAAATTTCCTCTTTCTGTTGACCCTACAGAATTACCAGAGGGTGTTGTAGAAGATGTACACTTTGACCCTAAAGAGCCTGAACAACTTCGTGGCGAAACATCTCTTAGTAGCCCCTACGGTTTTTCCGGTGATGGGCAAAACCTTCCGCCGGGTTCTACAGCCAAGAGTTTAACAGAACGACTTGGTGCGCTTAGTGATAAACTGCAGCCTGTGGAGGATAAACTGAAAGAAGGGCCGGGTAAAACACCCACAGCCATTGAGTTTAGCCCCGCAAAGATTGCAGCTAAAAAGATGGAAAAGAAAATACACGACCAGCTTGAGGAGTCTGGCGCAAGCAAGAGCCTTCGTAGCAGTGCATTTGAAATGGCTATGTTTGGCACAGGTATTATGAAAGGTCCGTTTGCCGCTGACAAAGAGTATCCTAACTGGAATGAAGATGGCGAGTATGACCCGCTATTTAAGACTATGCCACAGGTTAATCATGTGTCTGTCTGGAATTTTTATCCTGACCCAGATGCAAATAATATGGACGAGGCACAGTACATTATTGAACGCCACAAAATGTCACGTTCACAAATTCGTAATTTAAAGAAACGTCCATATTTTCGCAGTCAAGTAATTGACGAAGCTATCTCGTTTGGTGAAAACTACACAAAAAAGTATTGGGAAGACGACCTTTCGGACTACGCACCAGAGCATGGCATTGACCGCTTTGAAGTCCTTGAATATTGGGGCATGGTCGATATTGAAATGCTTGAAGAACAAGACGTGGATATTCCAGAAGAATTAAAAGATTTTGATGAACTGCAAGCAAATGTTTGGATTTGTAATAATAAACTTCTACGCATGGTGCTTAACCCATTTAAGCCTTCTAAAATTCCATATGTGGCTGCACCATATGAACTTAATCCATATAGTTTTTTTGGCGTGGGCATTGCAGAGAATATGGACGATACGCAGACGCTGATGAACGGCTTCATGCGTATGGCTGTAGACAATGCAGTCCTGTCAGGCAATCTGATTGTAGAAGTAGATGAGACCAATCTAGTGCCGGGACAAGACCTGTCACTGTATCCGGGTAAGGTGTTCCGTCGTCAGGGTGGCGCACCGGGTCAGGCTATCTTTGGTACAAAGTTCCCGAATGTATCCTCTGAAAACATGATGCTGTTTGACAAGGCACGTGTGCTGGCAGATGAAAGCACAGGCTTCCCATCATTTGCCCACGGTCAGACTGGCGTGTCTGGTGTAGGACGTACTGCCAGCGGCATTTCTATGCTGATGGGTGCAGCGCAAGGGTCTATCAAGACTGTGATTAAAAACGTAGATGACTATATGTTACGTCCTCTTGGTGAAGGTTTCTTCCGCTTTAATATGCAGTTTGATTTTGACCCCAGCATTAAGGGTGACCTTGAAGTCAAAGCACGTGGCACAGAAAGTCTGATGGCAAATGAAGTGCGTAGCCAACGGTTAATGCAATTCTTGCAAGTGGCTAGTAATCCTGCTCTTGCTCCCTTTGCAAAGTTCCAGTATGTAATCCGTGAGATTGCAAAGTCTATGGACCTTGACCCCGACAAAGTAACCAACAATATGAACGAAGCCGCCCTGCAAGCAGAACTGATGAAACAGTTCCAAGCCCCTGCAGAGGGTCAGCCAGCACCAGCAGGTGCAGACGCAATGGACCCAACAGGTGCTGGTGGCGCAAACATGGGTGTAGGCATGGTGCCGCAGCCGGGTGAACAAGGATTTAGTGGAAATGAACAACCAGCAAATACTCAGCAAACTCAAGCCGTGGGTGGGCAACAACCTCCAGTGGCAAGCGTTCAGTGATTACATTGATGCTGTAATTGAAATGCAGCAGAAGGCACTAGAGCAAGCTGATGATAATGTAATGATGTACAGGTCGCAAGGCGCGATTGCAGCATTACGTAAACTCAAAACACTAAGGGATGAAATCAATGGCTCTTGATAAACAAATGGACCTCTTTCAAGAGGGTGGAATGATTGATGAAGGCGGCGATACAGACCCTATTTCTGGTAATGATGTGCCTGTTGGTTCTTTAAAAAAAGAAGTTCGTGATGATATTCCAGCCCAGCTTAGTGAAGGTGAGTTTGTTATGCCAGCAGATGTTGTGCGGTATCACGGATTGGACAAAATGATGGCACTGCGTGACGAAGCCAAGATGGGGCTGCAGCGCATGGAAGCAATGGGTCAAATGGGAAATGCAGATGAGGCTATTATTCCTGATGGTGTTCCATTTAACATGAACGACCTAGAAGTTGAAGACGAGCCTATGGAAATGCAGGTTGGCGGTTTTGTTCCCTCTGTTCAAAACCAGTTTGGTATTTCTGGATTTCAACCTTCTCAGTTTGGTACACCTCAACCTAGTGCTATGCCAGCCCCACAACCTTTTCCGTCTCCTATGCCTACAGGTTTGCCGCAGTATGTTGCACCTACACAAGCGTTTACGCCAACTGCTGCACCAACTTCTATACCATCATTTCAAGAGTTTATTCAACCGCCAGCAGGTATGGCACCTGAAATTCGTGTATACATTAATCCACAAACTGGTGAAGAGCGACAGATTACCTTTATAAATAATCAACCTACTGTACCTATCCCTGATGGGTTTATTCTTAAAAGTGAGTATACGGCTCCTACTGCACCGGCACCTACTACTCCCACAGTATCACAATCTACACAGCAACAGCAAGAAGACCGGATTAGCCCAGAAGAGTTGGCACAGCAACAACAGGCACAGCAAAATATCAAAGAACGGAAGGCTGCTGCAAAAAAATTGGGCTATACTAAAGAGGCTAATCCACTTGAGGGATTGCTTGGCGCACTTATTCCCGGTGCAGCACTTTTTGGCGTTGGTAGCAATCAAGAAGCTGGCACTATCATGCCAGACGGCACTATTTCTGATGGACAAGGAAATACATTTGACCCAATCACTGGTAAACAAATGGGCGGTAAAGGATTTCTTGGCTTGGGTAAATCTGAAGCTGAAAAGTTTGGCTTGTCAGAACAAATACCTGAATCTAGTTTTGCTGGTTTACGTTCTATGGCAGGTGAAGAAAGCATTCAAGATGTTATCGGAAAAAAAGCATTTCAACGTATAACAGGGATTGATTTGCCAGCAGAAGAAAAAGACCCCACAGATGTTGCAGTTGAGACAACGCAAGTTACGGCAGAACCCGCTACCACTGTAACAGAAGCAGCTAAAACAGAATATAAAGGAATTGGCACTGACCCACTTACAGGGGATATTATTCCACCTCTTGATGGTAATACGGCTGCAGGGATTATTGAAGTAGGTTCACCGGAACAAATGCTTGCAGAACTATCAAAAGAAAATCCAAGTCTACCCGTAGTTAGGGCATTAGCAGATTTACGCGCACAAGCAAGTGGTCAGTATTCTAACTATGATGAAGGCGATGTTCAATTTGCTAGGTCTGCATTAAAATATTTTGAAGAAGAAGGGCGTATTCCAAAAGAGGATACACCTGTAATACCCACACGTAAAACTACTTTTGCACCTATTGATACAGAAGGTGTGGTTGAAGAAGAAACACGCATTCAACAAACTCGTGTCGCACGTAATCAACGTATTCAAGAAGAAGCAGAAGAACAAACACAAAACTATCGTAATCGTGGGTACAGTGAAACTGCAGCAAAACAAGCAGGACAGAACAAAGCCCGTGCTGACGATGAGGCACGTGAACAAACAGGTGAGCCTCAAGCAAAGGCAGTCACAGATAAGTATGGCAATCCTGTTCGTAGTGGAAGTGACGGTTCTGTTGTAACATCCAATCGTGAACAAAAAGACGACAGCCCAGAACCAGACAGACGTTGGTGTTGTTCTCAAATGGTACACCGTGGACTGTGGACACAACAATATGAATTTGCTCGTTTGACTGTGTGGTCTTCCAAGCAACCAGATTGGTGGAAGTCTGGCTATCATGTGTGGGGCAAAGTTCTTGCAAAGACCTTTTTGCGGAAAAAAGGTTTTTGGACAGATGTGATGCAAAGTTTCTACGACTACCATATTCGTAAAAAGCCGTATACATGGCGCACAGCACTTGCACATGTAATGGTATATCCCGGTGTATTTATCTGTGGAAATATCTGGACAAAACAACCAAAAGGTGTTACACTAGCATCATTTAAGGAGTTAAATGGGTAACATGGAAATTGATTTGAAACAAGCGTATCAGAATTACGCGAACCTTTCTGATGCTGAAAAAGAAACTATCCGTAAGTTTATGGCTGGTCCAGCAAGACGTATCATTAGTAAAGTTTTGGGAGACGAGTTT